GAAGAGGACGTCCGACAAGAACACCCTCATCTTCGAGAGGTCGATCTCGTTGATAAGAGCGTCAAAGGTGAGATCCACCGCCTGGACGGCGTCCACCGCGTCCGCGAAGACGCTTTGCCCATAAGGCGACATGTCCACGCGCGTATTCGCGATAGCTGGCTTCACGATGCCGAAGGTGGGGAAAGTGCATCCCGTGTCGTAGATCGGGAGGATGCCCGCAGGCGCGAGCACGTTTCCCTCGTGGTCGAAGCAGACGGTGACGATCCTGTACGTCTCCTCGCTTTCACCGGCGAGAAGAACTTCCTCGCTCTCGTGGGAAGGTGCGGATGGGGAAAGGTCCGCCGAGAAGCCCATGCCGCCGCGCAGGTGCATCTGCAGCTGGTCCACAGCCTTGCCCCTATAGAACGCCCGCGTGACGAAGGCACACTCCGAGATCCCGTCCTCGTCCCATGAGAGCGGAATCACCATGCGTGCGTCGTAATGGCGGATACGAACCTTCCTCTTGTCCAGGTCGAGCCAAAGGGCCCAGGCTCCCGTGCCAAGGCCAAACGCACGCACCACGGTTGCCTGCGCCGAGTTCATGAAGTTTGTGGATGAGAAGAACGTGTTGATCCAGTCGGTGGCCTTCTGGTTATCGCAAACAACCTTGACTTCTTCGTTGAGGAGAAGAGAACCCCACTCCTTGCAGACACGCATTGCAGGGTGAATGGACCGCCTGTGCACCGCGTAAACGCGCCCCATACCATCCTTGTCGCGGTAGTCGTAGAATTCCCCGCGCGCGCTCATCCAGTCATCCCACGAGCGGATCCAAGGCTCCATGTCATCCAGGGGAAGGATAAACCCGAGCTTGCGAAGATAGTCCTTCACATGCTCTGGCACCCAGTACTCGTCCAAGCCATTAGCGCCCATGCGTCACCTCCGATAGTCCAGCCGATAAGTTCAGGTGAAGCATCCGCCCGCGTCACAAACACCCACGTGCCTTAAAATGCCGAGAAGAGCTTTCTGTTCGAGAAGAGAAGCCGAGGAGGAACATGCAGAACAGGTACACGGGCGACATAGGCGACTACAGCAAGCTAGGCCTCCTTAGGGCTCTGCAGTCGGCAGGCTTCTCGATAGGGCTCAACTGGTACCTCACGCCAGACGAGACGCACAACAGCGACGGCCGCCATGTTGACTACCTTCACCAGGACGAATACCGCGCATGCGATCCAGACCTCTGGCTCAGCCTCAAGGCAATTGTCGATGGAAAGAACCGAGAGGTTCGTTACATGGAAAACGACAACATCCTGCAGGCAACGTTCTTCTCCGACTGCCTCGACTTTTCCGATGATGATGGATGCGGAAAGCGTAAGTGCAAGCCAAAAGCCGAGAGAACCGCGCTTCGTGGTGATTGGTTCGGAAGATCTCTCGCTCGGTTGGCGGGAAAAGACATCGTGTGCGTGGATCCCGACAACGGCCTGGTCGTTCCATCTGCCAAGGGAAGGCCGAAGGAGAACAAGTACGTGCTGCCCGAAGAGCTCGCCAGGTACTACGCCCAGGGCTCCACGGTCGTCTACTACCAGCACAAAGCAAGGCGAAAGGACCCCTTCTACACGGATCAGCTAAAGGCGCTGTTGAGAAGAGAAGACCTTCCCGGCGCTTCTGGCCTTGCGCTGAAGTTCGAGAAGGTCTCGCAGCGCTACTACATGTTCATCGTCCAGCCAAGGCATAGGGAAATGGTCGAGAAGAGCGTGAAGGACATGCTCTCTACCTCTTGGGGCGAGCACTTCCGCCAGCTCTAGCACGCAATCGCTTAGGCGCCAATAAGGGCGAGAAGAGCCAACGTCACCAAGGCGCACGCCAGCAGCCGCATGAACTCGAATATGGCGAGAAGAGCACAGATGCCGACGGCAATAAGAATGGCGAGAAGAACGATGAGAAAAGCCATTGCCTAACCTCGCAATACGTCGTCCATCATGGCATAGCGAACAGCGTCGATGGAATGGTCATTGCCGTCCGGGATTTCGTCAATCCAGTTGCCCTCCTTGTCCTTCTCGAACTCCTTCAAGGTGAATTCGGAGAAGGTCAGCGGGCAGCGCTCCGGGTCAATCACGATCTCGCGCAACCCCGCCAGCCACTCGTAAGACAAGCGCCTCATCCTGGCCTTGCGCGCCGCATGCACGCGGATGCCGAGCTCGCGCCTCCACACGTTCATCTGCACCTTGCTATCAGGCGTGTCGTCGCAGTAGACGATCTGATCGTGAAAATACTCCTCCGCGCCCTGCTCGTCAGGGAAGGTGAGAGAATCCACCACGATCTTGCCCGTCTCCGCCGGCATCATCTTGTTCGCCGAGTGCTCCTCGAAGATGAGAAGGCGTCGCGCGTCAGGCTCCCAGGCACAGCGGACGAACCGCCAGGGATCCGGGAACCAGCCCCAGTCCACTCCGTTGCGAATGCGTTGGAAGATGCGAATGCGAGAGTCGGAAAGCTTCGCCTCATGCACGTTGTCGAAGATGGCGCCACCGGTGCCGGTGATCTCGCCCAGGTACTCCCAACGCCAGGCCTGCTCGTTCGTGTCGCGCAGGTACTCGGCCTCCTCCACGAACGGCGCACCCAGCCAGTCGGGGTGCGTCTCTATCACGTCGAGATAAGAACTTCCGCGTACAAGGGTGTCGTCACGCCTCACGCGTTCCAGCCTCTCCACGTTAACCCAGCTCCACATCGTCTTCGGCGGGTTATAGCTGTAGAAGATCCAGAACCTATCGCCGCCACGGCGCAAAGAGTTGAGGATGGAACGAACCGCCTCCACGCCCTCGAACTGGTCCAGCTCCTCGAACCACACCACGCTGCAATAGCCCTTGGTGAACTTCACGCCCTTGAGCTTGAGAGGATCGTCTGCACCGCGGAACACGATGCGCTGCCCGGTAGGGGTGTAGGTGATCTCCATAGGAGAAACGCGGCAGCGGAAGACGCCCTCCAGGCCGAGCACCTCGATCGCCCACTGGATCTGCTGGTAGACGGAATCGCGCAAGGGTGTTGGAGAAGCGCCTCACCACCACCGCGTTCGCCTTCGGGTTGGCAATGATGAGAAGAATAATGGCTATGGAGATGAACGAGCTCTTCGTGGACCCACGTCCGCCCGGCAGCCAGTAGTGCGTGTGGCCGTGCGCCATCACGTCGCCGAGCACCGGGTGGAAGCGAGGGATGACGAAGTCGGAGACGTTGGTCACTCGGAACCACCGCCCTCGCCGTCGGAGTCGTCGGCCATCGGCTCGATGACGAGGCCGAGGGTCAGCTGAACCGGCGCGTTGTCGGCCTCCTCGGCCTTGCGCTCCATCTTGCCGTACTCCATGGGGTACTTGCGCTCGAGCAGCCAGGCCGCCGCCGTCCAGTACTGCGCCCGGCTCTCGGCCGCCGACTTGATGGTCGTGAGCAGGCATCTCTTGTACTGGGCCTCGGCCTTTTTTAGTTCTTCGTATAACGCGCGCTTCACTCCGGTCTTTGCATTCTCGCCCTCTTTCAGCCAGCGGTAGAACGTCGCCTGGTGCACGCCGATCGCGGCGATGATGTCCGCGTCGCACAGTCCGTCGCGCTTGAGCTCGACGATCTGCTCCACGAGCGCGTATGTAAGCTTCAACTTCGCGGGCATGGTGCCACCTCCTCACGGTGGCATGTTCCTAGCGCGTCACAAACTGGGGCTAACAAGGGGTGAAAGGGTGCAAAGGCCGAAACCTTGCACCCTTTGCACCCTCATTTGCGGTCGCGCCGGCTCTTGAGCCCGTACTTTCTGCAGAGGCGGCTGTTCCTCTGCCGCATCCGGTCGCGTTCTCGCCGAATCGCGGCCGCCTCGACCTCGTCAGCCTTCTCCTCGCGCTCGCGCTGCAGGGTCTCGTTGAACGCGATCTCCTCGTTGAGGTGCATCATCTCGGTGCACATGGGGCAAAGGCCGCTCTGCCTGTTCAGGCGCACGCCCACCACGCCGCACTCCGGGCACACCTGCTGAACCCGCAGGCTCACGTGGCACCGGCTCGCCTGGCTCTCTATGGATCGGACAGAGCGGTCAGTGCCGCACTCGCGCAGCAGAGCATCGTGCACGGCCTCCACGCCCAGGTGACCGTTGGCCCGCATCACGTCGACCTCGCGCGTGGTCCAGGCCCGCCATTCCTTCGCGCTCATGCCGGCCACCGCCCACGGTGAAGGGTCGGGCGAAAGCCTTTGACCCCCTCAGGCCTCACGGGAAGGGTGCGGGGGTGTGTGGTCGGGGCGTCCTGTCCCCGACACACATCCCCCTCCCCACAAAAATTTCTATATATAAGGGTTTCTTTACCCCCCTTAAACATGCAAATTTGCACCCTTTCAGGCAATGGGAAGGACACCTTGCGCCTCCTCTCCGCTGTCCGGGGCCTCGCCGGAAGAGCCAGAAGTTGCCGCATCATTCAAGGCCGCGCGAACGATCAGTGCCTTGCCGGTCTTCGGGTCGAGCGTCTGCTCGAATCGGGTGGACTCGTCGAGCCAGCGGCGCACGGTGGGCAGGCTCCATCCCAGGGACTTGCGCACTTCGTCGCGCTCGCAGCTCTTGCCGCGCCCGATGAGCCGGTCGCACACGCCCTCGAGCGAGGCCACCTTGCCCAGGTTCTCGGCCTCGGTGCGCAGCTTCCTGGCCTCGGACACGCCGCCGTAGTTGGGCTTGCAGTCGGCCAACAGCTCGGTGTGGTCGACCTCGTGAAGCGGGAAGACCAGCCACAGGTCGAGTGGGTCCTTCTGGGCGAACTCGCGCAGGGTGAACGACATCCGCCAGCCGGTGAGTCGCTTCACGTCGGCCAGCTTGTGCGACTGCCGTGCCATCTCCAGCGTACCGGGCTCAAGGATCAGCTCGGTCATGTCGAGCACCGCGTCAGGCGCCCGGCCGAACACGCCGGAGCCGCTGCCACGGTCGATCGCGCTTTTGAGGCCCTGGGCACCCTTGGAATGGTGGTGGCTGATGACCACCGTGCACTCCAGGTTCACGCAGATCTCGTCGAGCTTGGCGAAGAATTCGCGGATGTCCTTGGCGTTGTTCTCGTCGCCGTCCTGCACCATGTAGGCAGGGTCGATGATGACCATGCCGAAGTCGCCCGCCTTGCACCGGCAGAAGAGCTCGGCCGCGATCTCCTCAAGCGAGCAGGACTTGCCGCGCAGGGGCCAGAGCGTGAGGTTCTCGCGCACAGGCTTGGCGTCGGCGTTCTTCGCCTCGGCCACGCGCGACACGCGCTTCTGCAGCGTCCTCGGGTCGGTCTCCAGGTCGACGTAGAGCACCTTGCGCTGGGCGCAGCGGAAGTCGATCCACCATCCGCCGGTCGCCACGCTCACGGCTAGGTTGATGAGGCACCACGTCTTGCCCGCCTTACTGGGCCCGGTCAAGAGCATCTTGTGCGTCTCCAGGAGCACGCCCTCGATCACCTCTGCCGGCATCTCGGGCAGCTCGTCCTTGAGTACGATGGCCTGCTGGAAGGGCGGCAAGGACGATGAAAAGCCGTTTGTTGCCGCAATATCCTCGGAGACGACGGAGGCCGCGTCGTTCGCGGCCTCCACGTCGTGCATGTATGCGTCCTTGTTAGCTCCCATCTACAGCCACCTCGTGTACCAAAGCGGGTAGTCGGTGGCCACCGAGCCCTGCCTCTTGTAGAACTCCCACTCCTTGCCGCGCATGGCCATGAGGTACTCGTCGGCGTCCTTGGCACCGCCCGGGTAGGGAGGCATCACCGCATGGGGGATCTTGAGCACGTCGAGGTCGTGGCAGATCTTGTCGCGGGTCCTGTGCCCTTCGTCGTCCTCGTCCATGGCCACGGTGATCTTCTTGGGCCGAAGGTCGGGAGGCGTCGCGTAGAGCACCTGCGCCAGGCGCTTGGCGTTAGAGACGCCGCCCAGGGCCATCGTGTCGCCGCCGGTGATCTTGGCGAGCGCCATCGCGTCGATCAGCCCCTCGGTCACGTAGACCTGGTCGGCGCCGATGGACAGGAGCCACTCGCACCACAGGGGCGTCGCCAGCCCTCGAGGGCGCCACTCCTTGTTGCGTGCGCTGCCGGGCTTGCAGACGGTGCGCACCATGCAGTAGTTGGCCGTCGAGAAGTCCTTGTTCCAGAACGGTATGGTGATGAAGCCGAAGGCCTTGGGCTCGTACACGCGGAACTCCGGCATGATCTCCCTCGGGTCCTTGGTGAAGCCCAGGCCGAAGGTCGCAGCGTCGCCGTCGTCCAGGCCGCGCCAGCGCAGGTAGCGCCGGCCGATGTCGTTCTCGGCGTAGTAGAGCTGGCCGAAGGCGTTTCCGCACGCCTCGGCGCAGTCGGCGCCGCCGGCCTCGCGCGGCTTGTCGAAGAGCGGCCTTGGCTTGCGCTTGGGCCGTTGCCTCGGCCGCCTGGGCTCGTCGTCATCTGACAGCCGGTAGCCCACGGCATCCGCCACGGCCCTTGCCTGCTCGGCGAATCCGTCGATGCCGTCGAGCTCGGCGATGAGGGAGAACACGTCCCAGGTCTTGCCGCACCCGAAGCAGTGGACGGTGTTGTCGTTCTCGTAATAGTGGGCGGAGGGGTCGCGGTCGTCGTGGTTGGGCGACGGGCAGCGGAAGGACCTCCGCAGGTCTGTGATCCCGCAGCGCACGTTGAGCAGCTCGGGCATGAGCTCGCGCAGCGCGTCGCGGTCGGTCTCGGTGATCATCGGCTCACCTCCCGGCCTTTGGGGAAGTTGCCGCAAGGTTTATAATCGCTCGCACAGAGCGCAGAGCTCTGGTTATCGGTGGCCCGCAGCCTCGCATCCGCCAAGATTCCGGCTGTGGGTCGCCCTATTTCCAAGGCCTTCACATCGGGCCTCCCTCCTCGTCGCATTCCTCGAAGAGCTCGCGCCAGTCGCCGGCCCAGCCCACGGCTGCCGCGATAGCCTTGCCGCGCTTCGGGTAGGGAGGCTCCAGTCCACGCACGATCCGCGACACCGCCGGGCGCGATATGCCCGTCTTCTTCGCGATCATCGCCTGGGTGCCCCGCTTCTCGCAGATCTGCCCTATGCGCAGCGTGCGCTCGCTCACGACTCGACCTTCTCGCCGAAGAGAAGGCCCTCTTTCGTCTTGGCGAACACGGCGTCACGGCAGATGCGCCAGCGTCCGTTCACCTTGTCCGCGGGGATGCGGCCCTCCGTGATGCCGCGCCGGATCGAGTTCACGTGCTCTCCGGTTATCTGCGCCAGCTGTTGCGGTGTCAGGAACAGCGGCAGGTCGTCGAACTTGGTTCCCATGTCGTACCTCCTAATGCTCGGTTGTCTTCTAGGCGCTACTAGGTCTACGGCCGCAAAAGTTCCGATGCGCTCCGTGGAACAGCGATTCGGTCTGTTGCTTCCGCGTGCCATAGGGTAGCACAGAGAATCCCACCAGAGCTAACAGAAGTTGAAATATATGGTACAATAGCCGATAGAGGTTGTTAGAAGCGTTGCGTGGTGGTATGATTCGTTGCGTAGTGTTGAACCGTTCACGGCGGGAAAGGCACCGCTCCACCACAGAACGCACACACGAGGAGGAAACAAGACCATGGCGAAGAGCATCAAGGACCTACGGGAGGAAAAGGGATACCGCAGCGCCCGAGAGTTCGCCGAAGCGCTGGGCATCGCAGCGTCCAGCATGTCCCGCTACGACCGCGACCCGGAGACGATACCCATGAAGCACGCCATTGCGATGGCCGACCTTCTGGAATGCTCCGTGGACGAGATCGTGGGCCGCACCCCCGTCACTTCCGGCCGCAACGAGCTGCAGGAGTTCTACGACGGCCTCTTGCCCGAGACCCGCGCACTCATGGACGAGTTCATCGAGTTCGCCCGCGCGAAGGACGAGAAGGCGCGTCAGCAGCGCCAGGACGAGCAGGACCGCAAGTACGACGACCTGTGCAGGTACTACCAGCGCATGTTCTACGAGACGGCATACGAGGGAACCCGGTTCGGCGAGCTCGTCGCGTTCTCGACGCCGAAGGAAGAGCGCTCCGCCTTCGAGAGCTTCCTGTCCGAGCAGGCGGCGGCAAAGCGCAAGCCCGGCATCGACCAGCACTGCGAGGGACTCGAGGAAGAGCTGCGCGATGGATACCTCGACGCCGACGGCACCGAGAGGCACTGGTCGGAAGACGAGATCCAGTCGATGCTCGCAGACGAGCGTTCACGGATGGACGAGGAATACGGAAAGAAGGACGAGGAGGTGATAGCCAGGGTAATGCAAGCGTTCGACAGGCAGCATAGGGTCGCCATCGAATACAGCACGATACGACTCTAGCCGCAAAAAGAGTTGGCCCGAGAGTGCTGCAACACCCACGGGCCGTGTCCAACCTAGTAGCGCCTAGAAAGGACGGTGTCATTATATGGCATCAACTAACCGCATGAACAGCGCCCAGGCGCCTGTTCCACCCAAAACATCCTTGGCGGACCTCCGCAAGGCGGCAGGATACCGCAGCAGCAAGGAATTCGCAGCCGTTCTCGGCATCCCCGCGACAACCTACTCGCGCTATGAGCGCACCCTGGCCGACCCCGACTCCGGCATCCCGCTGCGAGCGGCGTGGGCCATCGCAGACAAGCTCCACTGCTCCATCGATGCGGTCGTGGGCCGCGACGGCGCCGACGATATGCATGGCCGCGACCTCAATGCCGCTTACCGCACGCTCAGCGACGGCGGCAAGGAGCGCTTCGACGAGTACCTGCAGTTCCTGGCCTTCCGCGACCAGCTCATCGCTACCCAGCAGGGCAGGTGAGCTCGATGGCAGAGACCAAGGGAAACGGATCCATCATCCAGCTCGAAAAGGACAAGCCGAAAAGCCGTTGCCGAAAGTGGCAGTTGCGCGTATGCATCGGGAAAGACCCCCGCACCGGCAAGTACAAGGCCCGAACCCGCCGCTTCGAGGGAACGTACACCCAGGCGAAGGCAGCACTGCGCGAGTTCATTGACGAGGTCGAGGGCGACCGAGTCCAGGGGAAGACGACCTACACCTTCGAGGAATACGCCGAGCGCTATCTCAAGCGCCGCGAGCTCAACAAGGAGATAGCGGCCACGACCCTGGAGCGTCAGCGCCAGCTCTTCAAGGCCGCCAATATGCACATCGGCAAGGCGAACCTCGCCGCCATCACGCCCACCATGCTCGACGACATGTACATCGCCATGCTCGGCGGCGACACGCTCTCCGGCAAGCCGTCGGGAGGCTCCTACGTAAACGGCATCCACGACAACATCACCCTCGTATTCCAGCAAGCAGTAAAGGAGGAGATCCTCGTGACAAACCCCTGCGATAAGGCGAACCCGCCCAAGATGGATACCAAGGCCAAGCGCGCCCTCAGTCCCGCCCAGGCGCACAAGTTCATCGAAGCGCTCGACCCCGAGCCCGACCGTGAGTGCGCATACCTGCTCGCCATCACCATGGGTCTGCGCCGTGGCGAGATCTGCGGGCTCTCCTGGGGCGACATCGACTTCGATCGCAGGGTTGCCGACATACGCCACTCATACGACTACATGGGCAACCTCAAGGCCACCAAGACCAAGGCCGGCACTCGCGTGCTGCCGCTCTCGGATAAGACCATCCAAGTTCTCAAGGCCCACAAGGAGGCTCAGTTCAAGCGCTACGCCCGCACCAACCAGTGGCGCAAGCCGGAGGAGGGCTACATCGAGCAGACCGACGACAGCCCTGTGATATCCGACAACAGCGGCACTCGTGTGCTGCCCACGAGCCTCAGCCGTTGGTGGACGGAGGATCGCGCCAAGTACGGCCTCGACGGCTGGTGCCTTCACGAGTTTCGCCATACGTACCTGACCCTGCTCGCCATCAACGGCGTGCACCCCAAGGTGATGCAGGAGCTCGCCGGGCACTACAGCTCGCAGATCTCCATGGACATCTACACCCATGTGAACATGGACTCGAAGCGCGAGGCGGTAGCCGCCGTCGCGTCCGTTTTCTAGACCCGCCCGAGCACTGCCAGAACCGCCTGGTACGAACTTCTGCACGATTCGTACCAGATTCGTACCAGCAAGACCGCCAAGACGATAGGAGTTGCAATTTCAAGCTTCTGACCTGCGGGAACGCAGACGCGATTTGAAAGGAGGTTTTCATGCGTCTGTTGAGTGGGAGTAAGCCGATAAGGCTTTGACCTGCACTTTTGAGTACCGCACTGTACCGCTGAGTTTCGTTTCGTACGGGAGTCATGGCAAAGCCGCCAGCGACGGCGGTGAGTAAATACGGTGATCGAGCCTCCGTTCCCGCGTTGGGACGGAGGTTTTTTCTTTGGTCTTTTACTCCCTTTCACCTGCGATTTCGCCATTTACTCCCCGTGTTTCAAGACGGCAAGGCACGGGGCGGTATTCAGAGGAATGGGAGTAAGGATTCATCCCAAGTGAGTAGATGCGCTGTATTTGTCCCCGAGGGCGAAACGGGGCCGTTTCGGGGCCTGTGAAACTCAAATCGAACTCAATGGGCATTTTTGCGGTCTCCGCACGGCGTTTCCCCAGGTGGTTAATGGGGAGTAAAGAATCTCGCCGTCTCAATGAAAACGGGAGTAATCAGGGGAAATGCCGCGATGTGCTGCCGCGTGCCGCCATGTAAACCACCGCATCATTTACTCCCCGGACATGCCGAAAATGCCTCCGCGTGCAACGGGGAGTAAAAACTCAGCTTACGCAGGAGCGAGCGGCGCTCACCGCCTAGCCGGGCGTTCTGACTCGGTTTCATAAGTTGCGAAATGCGGAGAGCCGCTACAGCGAGGCTTTCCAGTTCTCGTATTCGTCGGCGTCGATCTCGCCGTTCTCGAGCTGCGCGCGCTTCTCTGCCCACAGCTCGATCGCCATCGCGGCTTTGGGCGCGTGGGGCGCCTTGGGGTTTAGGGAAAGCCCTGTGCCGTCAGCTGCGGGCACGATGCCGAAGGAGTCCTCAAGCCGCACGAGAAGCGACATGAGGTCGCCCGCGGTCTCGACGCCGTAATAAAGGAGCAGCTTGCCGCCGTGATGGAGCGTCACGGGATAGAGTGGGAGGACAAGGGCACCCACGACCAGCACTTGTCTGTGCTGGACTACAAAAAGGAGCAGAGGGCCAAGGAGATTGCCCAACTGGATAAGGTAAAGGCCAAGAAGCAAAAAGAGGTGGCGGGACAGGAACAGCGGTTGAAGGAATTGGCCCCGGCAGTAAAGAACATGGAGCGGTTGGCGGCGGAGTTTTCGGCAGACCCGGAGGAAGTCTTACCAGAGCCGGGGCCGCTGGAATCGGCCAGGGCCTACCGGGAGAAAAAGGCCAAGCCTTTATGGGCAAAGATCGTCAAGGTGCTGCGCTCGGTCTACCGGGCCTATCTCGACCTCAAATCCAAATTTGAGCGGCTACAAGCGGACTATGGCCGGGAGGTCAGCAAAAACAGTTCTTTGTCAGAAAGGATTTACGAGGTCTGCGCCGAGAGAGACAGTCTAAAGGGAAAGGTCAGGGACTACGAGCGGGTCAGGCGAGCCATTGGCCCAGAACAAGTGGACAGGATATTAGAGGCAGCTTACCAGCAGGAACATGCCGAAAAGGAACGGAAACGGGCCGCAAAGTCAAAAATTCGGATAGACGCACGATAATCACCAAAAATGGAGGGTGTTCCAGTGAATGCCCTCCGATTTTATTTGTGGAATCGGTAAAATGATTTCTTGTTTTTTAGAGCGTACTATGATATACTGCTATTATCCTGATTTGAGGAGTCTATCAAATATGCGGCAAGGTATTCTTAAATAAAATTTGATAATGGGCGCAAAAATGATTGCCCCTTGCAGGGGCTTGGTTTTTGTACCCAATTTTAAGAATACTTTTGCCTTTTTAGTAAATATCGTGACGGACCGCGGCTTATGTAAGTCGTGTATGTTTCTGTGTGTCCGAAGTCATGATCCCCAGCGGTAAAAGTATTAGCCGCTGGGGATTTTTGCGCCCATTCGGGCCTTGTATGGAGGATAGACATGAACATTATCAATATCGGGATTCTTGCCCATGTAGACGCTGGAAAGACGACCTTGACGGAGAGTCTGCTATATGCCAGTGGAGCCATTTCAGAACCAGGGAGCGTCGAAAAAGGGACAACGAGGACGGACACCATGTTTTTGGAGCGGCAGCGTGGGATTACCATTCAAGCGGCAGTCACTTCCTTCCAGTGGCACAGATGTAAAGTTAACATTGTGGATACGCCCGGCCACATGGATTTTTTGGCGGAGGTGTACCGCTCTTTGGCTGTTTTAGATGGGGCCATCTTGGTGATCTCCGCTAAAGATGGCGTGCAGGCCCAGACCCGTATTCTGTTCCATGCCCTGCGGAAAATGAACATTCCCACCGTTATCTTTATCAACAAGATCGACCAGGCTGGCGTTGATTTGCAGAGCGTGGTTCAGTCTGTTCGGGATAAGCTCTCCGCCGATATTATCATCAAGCAGACGGTGTCGCTGTCCCCGGAAATAGTCCTGGAGGAAAATACCGACATAGAAGCATGGGATGCGGTCATCGAAAATAACGATGAATTATTGGAAAAGTATATCGCAGGAGAACCAATCAGCCGGGAAGAACTTGCGCGGGAGGAACAGCAGGCGGGTTCAAGACGCCTCCCTGTTCCCAGTCTATCATGGCAGCGCCAAAAATGGCCTTGGCATTCAACCGTTGATGGATGCGGTGACAGGGCTGTTCCAACCGATTGGGGAACAGGGGGGCGCCGCCCTATGCGGCAGCGTTTTCAAGGTTGAGTACACCGATTGCGGCCAGCGGCGTGTCTATCTACGGTTATACAGCGGAACGCTGCGCCTGCGGGATACGGTGGCCCTGGCCGGGAGAGAAAAGCTGAAAATCACAGAGATGCGTATTCCATCCAAAGGGGAAATTGTTCGGACAGACACCGCTTATCAGGGTGAAATTGTTATCCTTCCCAGCGACAGCGTGAGGTTAAACGATGTATTAGGGGACCAAACCCGGCTCCCTCGTAAAAGGTGGCGCGAGGACCCCCTCCCCATGCTGCGGACGACGATTGCGCCGAAAACGGCAGCGCAAAGAGAACGGCTGCTGGACGCTCTTACGCAACTTGCGGATACTGACCCGCTTTTGCGCTTGCGAAGTGGATTCCATCACCCATGAGATCATTCTTTCTTTTTTGGGCCGGGTGCAGTTGGAGGTTCGTTTCCGCTTTGCTGTCGGAAAAATACAAGCTTGAAACAGTGGTAAAGGAACCCTCCGTCATTTATATGGAGCGGCCGCTCAAAGCAGCCAGCCACACCATCCATATCGAGGTGCCGCCCAACCCGTTTTGGGCATCCATAGGACTGTCTGTTACACCACTCTCGCTTGGCTCCGGTGTACAATACGAGAGCCGGGTTTCGCTGGGATACTTGAACCAGAGTTTTCAAAACGCTGTCAGGGATGGTATCCGTTACGGGCTGGAGCAGGGCTTGTTCGGCTGGAACGTAACGGACTGTAAGATTTGCTTTGAATACGGGCTTTATTACAGTCCGGTCAGCACGCCGGCGGACTTCCGCTCATTGGCCCCGATTGTATTGGAACAGGCATTGAAGGAATCGGGGACGCAGCTGCTGGAACCTTATCTCTCCTTCACCCTCTATGCGCCCCAGGAATACCTTTCCAGGGCTTATCATGATGCACCGAAATACTGTGCCACCATCGAAACGGCCCAGGTAAAAAAGGATGAAGTTGTCTTTACTGGCGAGATTCCCGCCCGCTGTATACAGGCATACCGTACTGATCTGGCCTTTTACACCAACGGGCAGAGCGTATGCCTTACAGAGCTAAAAGGGTATCAGGCCGCTGTCGGCCAGCCGGTCATCCAGCCCCGCCGTCCAAACAGCCGCCTGGACAAGGTGCGCCATATGTTCAGTAAGATTACTTGATACACCACAGCAAAGAAGGTTACAGAATTATGTAGAGCTCCACATAATTCTGTTGCATTTTCCAGCCTCTTGTGATACTATTTTGATACTAAGAAAATTGACAGCCGAAAATAGCAGGTAAAATATTAGCAAATTTGCGAATATTTTACCTGTAAATTCAAGAGAAATACTTCCTCATATACTTGAATTTGTCGA